AACCTCGTAATCATTCACGTTATTTCTTAATTCAGCAATAATGTCTTGCATGATTAAGTTAGTATCTGAAAGTATTTCCAACCCATCTGTTTCAACCAAGTGCCTATCCAAAATGAAAATACTCATGTTATAAGTAATCTGTTTTTCAAGCACACTCCCACCTGTCAAATCAAAGAACATTGCAGGATATTCGATATCCTGATCATCCAACTTTTCGGCAAACTCTCCGAACAGAACTGTTTTCAGTTGCGGATGACTCGTTCCGAAGCCTTGAATTTGTGACACTATTTGATTTAAGGTTTTGCTCATTTTTTTTCAGATATAGTTTTAACTTTTCCTGATTTTTTAGATTAGCTTGTTTGCTCATTCTCTACAACATTGAGGGTTATTGCCCTGATACATTTCCTTAAATGTTACTTCCCCTTTGCAGCAATAGTCATCACCAAGCCAAATGGATGCTCTGTAGGCATCATTCTCCGGCTTGATAGCATCAATGCCCGGTCCCCAATTCAGGTAAAGTGGGAAATTACCATTTGCGGATTCTTGTTTCAGGTATTTAATTAATCTTTGTTTATAAAACTCTGCCCTTGATTTGTACCTATTTGCTATGTCAAGCAAATCCTGCATTGAAGGCAGATCAGTATTGTCTGAACTTTTACGAACCAACCCTTTATTATAAAACTGAAAACTCAATCCCTGTGGAAGTTCGCTTAATACAAAGTTTACCAAAGTATCAACAATGTAATCATCAAGCAAAGTCTTTTCATCACAGGTTAAGTTATTGCAATTAATACCATCCTGAAGCCTATCATATAAAGCAGAACCAAGAGCAGGTAGGATATACATATCCTGTGCTGTCTTGATTTCAGGCTTGATTAGCTTTTCATCAACATTATAATGCAGCCCTGATCTTTCCTTGATTGTGTCTGCTGATATGAATAATATGTTTAAACTCATTTTATTTTCTTGTTACAACGTTTGCTTTCCATTGATGTCTGCAAAAAGGTCTGTGCCTATTTGTGTCAGGTATTGTGTACCAACCTCCACCTCTACTAAATACATCATATCCAAGTCTTGCACTCATCGCTTCAATTTCACTTCTGCTGTACATTTTTTCTGTAGTCACAAAGTATTGACAAAATTCTCTTGAAGTGCTTAAATCACTATCATTAAAACCCTGCCTCCATTCGTATGAATACCTAATCAAAAACTCAGTTGTCTTTGGCTTCATGTTTTCGACTATTTCGGATATCGGTGCAGTCAGCTTTCTTTCAATGATTATTGATTTGTCATCGCCTTTACCAATAGATGTTTCTTTTGATGTTATATAACCTTTTTCTTCAAGTATGCCAATCACTCTTTTAACAGCACCAACATCCTCTTTTAAAACCTCTGCAATTACTTCAGGTGTTATTCTTTTATCCTTTGTGATTAAGTCCAAGATATTTGATTGCAATTGTGAAACATCTTCAAACAATTGCGTTTCCTGAAAATATGCTCTTTGTTTAAATAGGTTGAAATTTTCTTTGCTTTCACCAAATTCATCCAATGATGAAAAATCAAACTGTGCTGACATCTGTACTGATTGTTGTACAGAATCTTGTACAGGATTTTCTACAGTTTCAGGTTGATATTTTGTGATATCAATACCTGCCTTTTCAAGCAACCATTCTTTCGGTGCAATCTGAAGCAATGCGGCTTCTGTTAAATCAATTCCGATTGGTTGAGTCGGGATGATCTTCATATTTTCATTATAACCTGCATATCCTGCCAACATATTGAATGTTGACTCCAAGAACATTTGTTTTGCGTTTACATATGTATTCTTGAAAATCTCATAACCATCTCGCATTTCAGTTCTGCTTCCAAGTTTACCTGCTTCAGCAATACCAAAAATTGAAGGTGTTGTAATTTGATGACCGCTAAATATGTTAGTTTGAATCAAGCTATCCACATTCGCAAAGTCCTCTTTTGTTAAATCAGACTGCCCTAAGTCATCAATAATTGGCTTTCTTGAAGCATCATTGACAAAAGCTAACATATACTTTATACCATCAGCACCTGTGTAAGTGTTCTTGAATTTACGGTGAATAACACTTTGCTCATCAGGTGAAGGATCACCGTTTGGAAGGGTTATAAGTTTACTTGCACTAAATCCTGTCTTTGCATTTCCAAGAACGTGCTTCGAAACTTCAATATCGCTTTCAATGTAATTTAAAGCCCCAAAATATCCCGGTAAAGCATAAACCTGTGTGTAAGGTCTATATTCTTTTACATACAAAATTTGACTTCCCTGTGGGTTTTTAGGATTAAACGCAGGATATACCTTGTACTTTTCCTTATTGTCTTTCCATTCATCCTTATACCAAAACTGTGTGTTGTCTTTATTGGTCCTTATTTTAGTATAATCAATGTGCCATATTTCAGCTACCTTATTTAAACCCCAAATGACTTCCATATAAGCACCACCGAATATTTCAATGTCCATGCTTACTTTTCTTGTCAAGTCATCTAAGCTTTCAGTTCTGTTTACTTGATCAATAAAAGCCTGATTACCAACCCATCCGTTTCCGCAAACATAATGGACCTTTGACTTTATGATTGAATTATGCTTTGCAGACTTATTAAAAAGTTCAACAAGGTAATTCGGGTAATCGTTTCTATGTCCGTAACCTACCCAACCTTCGCCTTTCTTTTCAATGTATTCAGGCTGCTTTGCTTCGGCAAACTGAACCAATACAAATTGATTTTCTAAACTCATTGTCTTATTTTATAAGTATCCTTTGTTGTGTATTCTGTGTAAACTTGCTCATCGCCTTCAAGCATCATTATCCCACTTTCCAAAATTACCAATCCTGTTGTGCTTGTATTTGTTGCCGATGTTTGTTGATACACAGAATAAGTATATTGTCCGTTTAACTTGCTCAAAAAGTATTGATTAACATTCAGCAAGAACTTATTGTACCTATCCTTGTATAAAGATAAATCTTTTGCATTGGTTAACACAAATTTTACTTCTGTATTTGTTGACCTTTGCTCGAAGACAAATAAATAATTAGGAGCAGAAATTGTCTGCTTCTCAGTTAATGTTAAGTATATATTCTGTATTTGACCTTTAATTAATGTAATCACAATAATAAATGTCAGGATTGGTTGAATTTAACAAAAATGCCCCACCAAAAGGCAGGGCATGATCATTATAAACCTTACTTATTAAGAACCCGGAGTTTCAAGAGCACTTGCAACTGATGAGTTAACTTCAGGTGAAAGTTCAGCTTCCTGACCTGTGAAAGTCAAAGAATAACCGCTTCTATCACCAAGTGCTGCACCTGATTGACCTGAACCGCCTGTGATATCTAAGCCCTTAGTCAAACCAAGATACCAATATTTTCCGTTATTGTCTTTGGCTACTGCAACCAAAAGATTCTTTGCCAACAACAATATTTCGTTTCTTGTTGCAGCTTGTAGCTTATTAAGAATGATTGTCAACTCCTGCTGATAGAAAATAGTTCCGTTTTCAACAGATGCATTCACATTCTCAACAAAGCTTGAAGTTCCTTTTACAAGTTCATATTTGTAAAACCTCTTACCCTGTTTTTTGGTTAGTGCTGTCATAACACCACCTGAAACAGTATAAGTGCTTACATCTTGTGAAGCCATAAAATAAACTTCGGTTATACCACCTAAAGAATCTTTACAGTCTAATGCATAGCCGCTTGTGAGAGAGCATGGCATATTTAATTAATTTACTTATTCAAAAATAGGGCAGTTTTTTAGGCTGCCCTGTGTATTGTTAGAGAACGAATTTCACAACCTCATCAGGGAATGCGATATTCACACCCATCTTGAACTCGGAAACAAAACGTACTTGATCAGCTTCTTTTGCGTAGAAGATTTCGAATTTTTCTTCTTCGTTCAAAAGGTCTGTACCCAAGAACAAGTTGCTCAATCTCAAAGCATATACTTTGTTAGTTCCGTTCAAACCTGCAACAGCTACAACTTTGATTGAAGTACCGGGAAGGATAAATTCGCTGTCAGCTTTTACATCGATTGAATAATGGAATTGGTTAGCATTTTTCAATGCAACTGTATATGTTCTGAAGGTATCTTGACCGCAGAAGATAGTCATATCATCAGCAGCTACAACCTGTGCAGGTATAGCTTGATAAACACCATCAAAGATGCTGATTACGTTATCAGAAGTAATACTTGCCAAAGGAGCACCTGAAATGTAAGTGCTATTGTTAGCAGCAACAACTCCTGAAGCAGCACCGATCAACTTAACCAAACCATTGAATTTGTTCAAGTTTACGTTTACTGAATCTGTGTCACCTTGCCACAAAGCAGTTTCCAATTGTGCAGCGATTCTCTTTGCTTTCTTCTCAGAAAACTCTTGTTCAAAAGGAATGCTGTCGTACATTGAACCTGTAGGCAATGCTTTTTGAAGATACTTTGATTCCAAATCTTTTGGACAAAGAGCTTCGTTTACTTTAATTTTTCCAACGGTTACAGTACGCTGTGTGAAAGTTGTAGCACCTGAAGCTGTAAAGCCACATGATCCACCACTTTGGAAAATTGCGTCTGTGTCCATGATATTAATGGTTTCAGCGGATTTAACTCCAACCATTACGTTACCTGCACTCTTAATCAAAGATGCAGTTTTAGCACCAAGCACACTTGATGTTACAAGCAATGCTTCGTTTTGTTCTGTGTATGCTGCAAGAGCATCGACATTAAAAGCCATTTTTCTTAGTTTTTATTGTTTAAAATTGCGTT